CATTCTTAATTTTCTGATTCTTACAAAATTCAAGAAACTGTTCTTTGATATACTTCAAATCAGTATCACTGATCTTTTGATAAACCAAACGAAGTTGTTCTACAACTGATTGTTTCAACAAATCATTTTCAATACTATCAACTTTAACCTTAAAGACTGCCAAGGTTGGCAAATCTTTATATTGAAGAAAGTAACTGATTGTTTCTTTAACAATAAATTTATGTGCATCCGTCTCGAAACTATCTGGTTCCAAGATATCACTGATACGCTCAATGAATGTTTTATCTGACACCAGACCACTAATGCATTTGATTTGGAATTCAGATCCGAATTTCTTTAGGTTATCTACGATATATTTCTCACTCATAATTTATTAACTTTCAATAGACTACACTACAAACCCCCAGTTGAAAAGTTCTTTTATAGAACCATTGAATTAATTTTTCCAAACACTTCATTCAACCAGATTTGTGAATTTGGAAAATTGTTTTGCATACAATCTTCAACCAACAATTTACTAAAACCAAATCTATCCAATTTGTTAATTGGCTTTTCAATGATTTCATTAATTCTTAGTTGGCTAAAAGATTGTATTTGAGTGTCATGTAACTGCATCAAATCATAGTTCCGTTGCATTACATGCTTGTTGTCTAATATAGTGTTATATAACTTTAATTTACCCTTCTTACTATCACTATAGTTATATATCTCCTGCAATGTATATTGATGATCTTCTGTAAAAATAGGAAAACACTTAATGATTGTTTTTAGTCCTGCGCCAGAAATACCGTCAATGTTATCACTTGTATCACCTTCCATAATTCTGTAATTAATGAAATTCTTACAACTGATACCATATTCCAATAGAATTTCTGCACAACCATACAATTTCTTTTTAGTTGGACTCCAGATTTTAATTCTGTCACCAGCTAATTGTAAGAAGTCTTTATCCGCACTCATAATGGTAACATTACTATTTTTAAAATATTCTGTTGCCAAATATGCAATTGTGTCATCAGCTTCAATATGATCAATTGCCATAGTTGTTACAGGCAATTTATCTAGATATTGTACAGTTCGTAACAACTGTTTCTTTAAGTTTTTATCTTCTGTATCTGGATCAGATAGATCATCATAAGCTCTGTTGAGCCTAATTTTTGTCTTTCTACCGCTCTTGTATTCTGGATAAATCTTCCGTCTTTTCAGTGAACCCCCTTGTCCATCAGACACAACCACAATCTTTGTAGGATTGATTAGTTTAGCTGCATAACCAATGCTTTTTAAGCACCCTGCAATTCCACCAGTATGATTACCGTTGGTATTGAGGGAGGGGGAGGCCATGAACGCTCTAATAAAAGTGTTCATGAAATCAACAATTAGAACTTCAGAATTGACAGATCTATTCAATCCGCCAACTTTTTCTTCTTGTTTTACATTATCAAATAAAGAAAACAACCTCTTTTTTTCACTGTCAGATAGATTACTCATTCTCAGATGATACACCAGAATCTTCATCCGTGTCAACAACTGCGTCATCAACAATGATGCTATTTGGATCTTTGTATTTCATAACTACAGCGTCACAAATCTTCAAGTAAACTTCTTCACTCAAAGCTTTGTCAGTCTTCATTGTTTCTACAAAGTCCTTGGATTGGAACTTCCATTCACTACCATCATCCTTCTTATAGGTATAATAAGCACCACCTTGTTTTACCAAGTTGTTTTCCTTCAACACTTTGATCCAACTGCCATAATCAGCAATTCCACTATCAAAGTAAATATCAAAAGATGCTTGACGTTGTGGTGGTCCCATACGGTTCTTGACAACTACTGCTTTACATTCATTGCCAATAACTTCTTCACCTTTCTTGAGTTTACCAGTGTTGTTCAAACGAACACGAACTGAACAATGATAAGCAAGTGACTTACCACCTGATACTACATACTTGTCACCAAATGCCATAGCATTTAGATTCTGACGTAATTGGTTAGTAAATACAGTAAGTACTTTTTGACGACCAATCATAGTAGTAATCTTACGCATTGCTTTGCTGATAATAATAGATTTACCAGTAGCAAATCCATCTTTACCGTGATCACTTTCTAGTTCTGCTTTTGTGGAAGCAGCAGCAACAGAGTCAACAATAATTGTAAGAATACGGTCTTTGTTTGACTTACGTACAATTCCAATCATTTGTTCCATCTTTTCAAAAATATCTTCAACGGTTTCACATTGAACATATAGAAGTTTTGATAGATCTACACCAAGACTCTTCCAGAATTCAGGAGCAGCAGCATTTTCAGTGTCAATAACAACTGCAATGCCACCCTTCTTTTGTGTATCTGCTACAACATGAGCAGAAACTAGACTCTTACCAGTACCTTCCAAACCATTGAATTCAACCATCTTTCCAACTGGCAATCCACCGTGAGGACGATTGCTAATAGCTAGATCAAGAATAGAAGAACCTGTACTAATCCAATCACTAATTTCTGCTGGATTTTCTTGCTCATCCAAGAAATATGCAATCTTACCACCATCTTTATTGGCTTTATTCAACTCATTTGCTAGTAATTCAACTAACTCATCTCTTTGAGGAGTATCTTGCGTAACTTGATTTTTCTTTTTCATAAATTTATATAACTAAAATAGGGGTGGCAGTAATATATACTACCACCCCATTACAAACAATTAATTTTAACTGTTAAACAAGTTATCAAAAGCAGCAGTTACATCATCTGTATTTGCTTTGGATGCCTTTGCACTTGGTGATGCGGTACTAGCTTTAGCTGTACTTGGAGCTGGTGCTGTTGCAAATGGAGGAGCGTCATCTTCCACAATTGCGTTGACAGTACCTTCTGTAGCCTGAGCTTCAGGATTCAACCAAGCATCCATTACTGACTTTAGTTCATCATATGAAAACTCTGGAAATAGATCCAAAATGTTCACTTGTTGAGCAAGAACATCCTTTTGGGATACGTCAATTGCAATAGTTGCATTTGGCTTGACACGGATAGTAGTTTCTGGGAATGACTTACCAGAATCTTCTGCGGTACGGAATTCTACAACAATGTCACGACCATGGACTGGATCAGTGATATCACCGTAATCAGGATCATTGATGATTGATAGAATCTCTTGGTAGACATTCTTACCAAATCCCCAGAACTTAATTCCTTCACTTTCTTCACCACGAACCAAGATTGGAGCGTATGTACGCATCTTTGGTTCCATCTTACGTCCCAACTGCCAATCTTCCTTGTTTCCGGTCTTCTTCATACGATTTGACCATTCAACAATTGGATCTGGACGGTTGAAGCTATCAGGAGATAGATAAGTCTTGTTGTTGATATTATAATGGAACTTCAACTCAATAAACGGATTATCAGGTTGATACTTGTAGGGAACAATACGTACAACTTGTTTGCCTGGCTTTGGTTTCCAGATTAGTTGAGTTTTGTTGTTTGTGTTTGAAAGTGAGTTCAAACGACTCTTTAGCTTACTTAGGTCTAATGCCATAATTAGTAATTATTTAATAGTTAATTTTTAAGTGTTAATTAATAAGTTTTGTAACTCATTGAGTGACTCACACGAATCACTTGTTCATAACACTACATAACTATGGCACAGGACTTAGAAAAGTTCAATTAATTATATTGAAAATTTTGACGGGAATAATTCTGACGGACACATCACCAGTTAAAATAATTGAGTTTTGGTACAATTCCCAGTTCAATTGAAAGGTTTTATCAAAAACACCACTGTTTTCTTCAGCGATCAACTTATTCATTGCGTTCAATGTATAAATTGTATTGGTTTGTTTTTTTCTATGTACGCTTATTGTATTTGGCAATTTGTTGAATTTATCATCTGTAAGTTCAACATTATAAGTCAGATACAATTCTTTTAAATTTTTTGTATTACTGAATATAAATATTTTTTCATTTAGAATAGTGTAGTTTTGTTTTATCAAATCTACGCAACTCAAATATTCACTGGACGTAGTGAATGTGCAAAGTAATTGTTTTTTCATTTAATTATTAGTTGTTTACCATCTACATACCATAATTTGCCCACTACGTTACCGTTAGAGTCATACCATGTATTTTTCTTTTGATAAAAACCAAATGAATTGGCTTCTTCAAGGGTATACTCTGTTCTTAAAATTTTCTCTACTTCTGCAGCATCTGCTTGTTTTTCTTGTGGTGTTCTGGTGTCTTGTTCTTCACCATCTTTTGGTTTTTCATCAGTTTTAGCGGCAGGTGACTCTGGAGCTTTTGGTTGATCTGGAGTTGGTTTTTGTTCTGGTTCTGCTTTTGGTTTTTCTTGAGTAGTTGGATCATCTGCAAAAACATTTGGATCACCTTTGGTTGGATTTTTCTCAAAGTGAGTTCCCTTTGCAATTGCTTTTTGTTTATATTCCGGTGTTGGAAAGGTTACAAGAATACCATTTTTGTTGTATGCTTGACGTTCAGGAAATTTTCCTTCTACAACGTTATTTAGATAATCAGTCACCGTTTCTACTGACATACCTACTTCCAATAGATTACCTCTCAAGATTTCAATGTGTTCTTGTTTGGTGATATCAAATACACCATCTTCAATAGATATGTCTCTGCTTGATTTGTCTAATGCTTCAAAAATTAATTTCTTAATGTTCATATTAAAATACTTTATCTTGTGGTATTGCGGTTTTATTTACTTCAGCTTTGAATGTAAAACTACTTTGACTGTCATTTCTTAGTTCTACTAATGAATAATAAGGAACTACTTCATCATCAATTATCTGTAATTCAAATATAAGATATAAATAAATAATAAAATAATTTCCATCCTTACTCTTTTTTATTTCAATTTTACCAACTTTAAAATCACCACCTTTTTGTTCTGCTATACTTGAAATTGAATATTCTTTCTTCTTACCCAATCTTTGAATCTTTTTTCCGTCATATTTAATCAACGGAAGACCATCATTCTTACCAAATATAGCTTCAGCAGATATTTGTGAGGAAATGTTTATAAATTCATCTTTGATCTTCTTTTGATCACTTAAACTGCTTCCTTGACTCATTACTTTATCCAATATCTTTTCAAAAAATTCAAATGCAAGAATATTAGAATTGAAATAAATGACTGGTTTGAATGCATCTCTATCAATCAAAGTTATTGGTTCACAGGTAACTTTTTTTGTAACGCATTTACTATTTTTTAATGGTACAAAGTATGTATTCCAAATATTATTGATATTATTCTTAATACCTGTTATAGTAGATTCATCAATATCTTGTACATCAGTTACAAATATTTTATTGTTATCTAGTTGTTTTGATTTTTGAATTATTCTACCAATTAAGCTTTCATAATTGATTTTTCTAACTTCTCTAACCAAAACTGCGGTATTTGTATAAAAACTATGAGTTACTTTGATTGGTTCATCTTTTCCTTCATTTGTTGTTTCTATTTCTTTTCTTAAATTTTCTTCTGCATTTACCAATGGAAAATACTTTGTTTTAATAGCTTGCATTTCATCTTTAAATCCTAATACAATAGAACCAAATACTTTGGTGGTAACTTTCTTCAAATTACCAGCAAATTCACTCATTGTATCAGCTAATGATTTTGGTATATTACCAACTGCGGTAACTAGTTTTGTCAAACTAGATTTCAACGCATTCATAAACTCCACTTCAGTCAACAATTGTTTGTCAACATAAATGTCTTGAAAAATTTCAGCAATATAAGATTCATTGATTTGAAGGAAATCATCAGGAGTTAATGCTTGTGGATGTCTTATACTTGGTGATGCGGATGAAGTATCCCCCAACATTGGTCTTAACAATGTTAATATTCTACCAGCTCTACCTTTACCAGCCTTTAAAGAAACTATTGCAAATCTCTTACTGGTTTCTTTGTTTTTATTATCCAAAATAACACACAAACTTTGTTCTTTGCCTGTACTACCTACTTTATTGCTTTTTAACGCAGAATAAACTTCATCTGGTGTACATCCATACAATAATACAGCATCACCAGTATTTTCTTTGGACTTATCTTTGCTCTTGTATTGACTTAAATTAAATGCATCATAAAACTTAGTTATGTCTTTGTTGATAAATCCACTTGGTTTTGTACCAGTAACTTCTTCTAATGATGTTCCTGAATTTCTGCCTGAAATAGAATCATAGTAGTTTTTGTATGCCAAATAACCTTTATACAATTCATTCTTCTCAAGACTCAGTTTCATCAATGGATCTTTTGAAATCTCATTTACTTTGAGTCCAATCTTTTGATCCAATTGAATCCACGTTTGAACTTTTCTTAATGCATCAATATGATAATTACCACTGTCACCAAAAATGACATACAACGGCCATGTTTCTTTAATCTTAGTATCTAGTGGTGTGTCAATCTTTTCAAAATTTGCAACCACTTCATCAAGCAAGTCTAATAAATCCTTTGGTAAAGGTAATAAAGCTGCTTTTGGTGTCTTTGGTTTTGCTTCTTCAATACTATCCATATAGGATAAATATTTAGAAAAACAAAAGAACTCCAATCTTTTTAGATATCTACCACTGTCATCTCATTATAATTGCGTCCAATATAACATTTTACAGGAAATTGATTGTTTGACATCAATCTTTTCAATTCCACCAAAGTTTCTTTTTTGTCACCTTTATGACAATCAAACAACACACTGTCATAAGTATACAGTATAGCCTTGGTTTGTTTTTTGTTACACTCAAGATATTCATTGACCCTCACCAATGACTGCATTCCAAACTCTGTTTCACTGGCTTGTAAGATATAATTGAACAATTTATTTGGATTTGGTTCATTTATATGGTTTGTAGTAATCCTTCTTTTATAGATTGGTGTTTCTACATAACCATTTTCATTGAAGAACTTCCATCTATGAGCAATATAATCACTCATTTTCTTGTAATAAGGTACCTCCAACAATTCAGATGGAATATTACCATACATACATTGAAATGTAAGATTCTTTGAAGCTTTGATTTCATCTTCTGTTAGACTGTCCTTACCATAATACAATCTTCCAAGATACTCATAAGCATTTGGAGGAAGGTTATAATTGATCAACTTTGCAACTATGTGGGGGTGGTAGGCACTATAATCAATCATGAACAACATACCATCATCACCATATCTACTGATAAATGATGATCTACACCCGTTTTCTTTGTTTAGAGCACTATAGTTTACGTTACCAAACCTATTACTAGGTCTTCCTGTTGCGGTATATAGGTTATATTGTGTATAAACATAACCATCCTTATCTTTGACCGTTTTGTTCTCAAAATGCCTATTAAACAATTCTACGGCAACTTTTAATCCATTGTGTTCAAGAATTCTAAGATTTTCAGTAATAGTTCCGTTAATACTATAAAAACTATCATCCAACTTCAACATTTGGACTCTTTTAAGCATTTCACTATACATCTTCTCAAACTTCTCTAAATGTTTCACAATAGGAATACATTTATTCAAATCACTATAACACATAAACTTGTGTTTATAAAATGAATGAGCAGTTGTATCAAAGCCAGTATAATCATCTATCTTACCGTCTGTAATAAAAAACAAGATGTTAATATCATACAAGTTCTGTACTGGCATCAGATGCATGAACTTCTTTTTATCATAAATCCACTTTTTTCCTTTGAGTTTATTGAAGTCTTCAATCAATGTGGTTTTATCCACACAAAATCTTGAGTCTGGATGATCTACAGAAATTATATAAGTGTGTTTACTTTTGATTGCATAGATCATCAATAAACACGGTTCATCTGCACATGGATGAAAGCATTCATCATTTTGAATGCAATCCATGATTAAATCACTGTTCCAATTATCTTGTAAAAAGTTTTTGTAACTCTCAGTGTCTTTGATGACCATACCGCAAGTATATCCACAATGTATATGGTGTCAATTTTATACTTATTATTTATAAAATTCAAGTGGATCTTTTAAAACTCCTGATAATCCAGACATTGATTTTTCTGCATTTTTAATTGCAGTCAGATTATCTTCTTTAACACCACTGTATATTTTAACTTTGTTTTGATAAACATCAGTCTTTGATCCTGTTATTCTCCATGTCAAACTGAGTTTATAATATAGTCCGTTTATAATGGTATTAAAAGAATCACCTGACACTTCATATATTGTTCCGTCATTAACTTTTTTTGCAAAATATCTGTTTATATATCCTCTGTTATAATCATCGGCAGTAGGAGATGTTTTTGTATATACAGGATAACTTCCTTGTATTACATCAAAATATATATTTTTAGTATTATCAGGATAATTTTTCATTACGCTTGTAAATTATAGGCAGGTCTTAATTGCGCTTTTATTCTTGTTTCCCATGTGTTTTCATTGACTACATGCGTGACATTTATGACTTGAAATACAACTACATCATCGTTAAATGGAGGAGGTAAATTTGTAACTCTAAAAAATTCGAATGTTTTGATTCCAGAAATACCCATTAAACTCAATTCTATTTCAACATTTCTTAAAGGAGCATTATAAATGTTTGTATTTTCCTTCAAATCACCATCATTTAACATATACAAAACTAAATCACTAAATGTTTCAGGAAATACAATATCTACTATATCATAATTGTTTTCATCATAATTCACCTTTTGTACATAATCAAATTCATTAGTACTAATAATATTTACAGATGCTTCTTCATCTGGTTTGTATAAGGTGACTTGCAAAAATCCATCTTTATATTTTGGTCCATCTTTACCTAATAATTTATAGTAATACTCTATATCTTCTTTTTTGAAATTTAAATTTTGAACCTTATTTATATTATTTGTATTATTTCCTCCTGCTTTTGATTTTAAAATTCTATCATTATAAACGGTTTTTGGTTTTACATTACTATTTGATATATTTTGTGCATTACTATAATCTATTAATTGATTTGAAGTAGTACTCTCATATTGTCCAGCTTTAAATATAATTTGATTTGCTTGAGCATTTGACAAAGTTGTAGTGAAATTCAATTTTTTAATTATTGAATTATTTGTCATATATTCAAATTTATAAATATCATTTATATTAACTTTTTTAGGCGGACCTTTTACATCAACAATTTTTAATGTAGCTCTACCGTTTTGAACAGGAGCATCAACTACAGTCAATTCCCAAAAATCACAACTAGCTTTATTTATTTCTTTACATAATTCATCATATACATCTTTTAAATTATTAGTTTGTGATGACAATAATATATTTTTTAAAAATTCAACGTTTACATAAATATTTTTTAAATATCCTCTTTTTAAATTATCTTTAGTTCTTGTTCCACCAAATGTTTGATCATATGCTGGAATTGCTGTTATTTTTCTGCTATAAGTTGAAGTATCTCTTCCCCATTTATTTAGAACGTAGTCTAAATCTTGTCTGTGAATTTTCTGAGATAAACCTGTTATCTTTCTAAAAATCGAATCGGAAAAATTACTAGGCTTAAACTCCGTTAAAAATGAATTTGCGTCACCATACTCAGGATTAAAAAATTTATGTTTAGTTTTGTCTGTATATACATCTGATTCTGTAATTTCACGGTTTGTTCCAAATTCAATATTTATCACATTAGCAACATCATTCATAAAATTATTGTAAGGTGAATTTAATTTTGGTGCATATGGATTTGGTATAAGTATTGTTTGTTTTGTTGATATTAAATTATTATGAGCACCAATAGTAATATCATCAATATTCAAATCAAAAAAATACTGTGCATAATCTTTTATTCCATCACTATTTTTCATTCCATTTAGAATATCAACAATTAAATCCATCGTTAACCATGTGAATTTTGGACCTTTTTCATTGTCACAATCAAAGTCTCTTTCAGCACAATAAGAAATTATTTGTTTGTTTCTACCACTAAAAATGTGATCTTGTATTTTTTCAAAATTATTTCCATATTTCTTTTCAAGACCTGTCAGAAGAGTTTTTATTTCATTTGTGTTAGTATTGTTTCCTTGTGTAACATTTGCACTAATACTATTTATAACTTTATTTACTAAAGTTTCATATTGTTTTTTAAACGTTGATTCTTTGTTATTCACTTTTGATATTTTAGAATCTTTCTTAAAACCAGAATAAAGAAGTTGTCTACTTGCAACTTCAGTCATACCATTGATAATATTATCATTAATAGTATATTCAAAATTTACTACTTGACCAATTATAAATTCATAATTTCCCTTTGATGGTGGCATAAATAGGGAATATCTTCTATAGTGATTGTCCCATATATCTAAAATTTGATTAAAATCTGATAAATTAATCAATGATCTTTGATCAAATGTATTCCATCCAAATTCAATAATTACAGTTTGAAGTGGTGTTAAAAAATATGGAGTGATTGCTTTTAATTGTTCAATTGAATGACATGTCCAGTTTATTTTTGCTTTTGCAAACCACGACTTTTGTATATCGGTTTCAATACTAATAATGCCAGGATCAGGTACATTTGGTCTGGTAGAGGCATCTATATATTTTGGTTGTAACTTACAATTATATCCATACACTTGTTTGGATACACCATATGGAGATTTTGAATCGATTCCATATCTATTAAAAAAACCATCACCACTTAAAAATGCTAAGCCCCATTCATTATCGTTGTCACTTATCAAATTTGGATTACCATTTTGATATTCAACCATACCATTAGAAAATACTCTTGCCCAAGCTTTTCTAGGACCAGCATATTGCGGCAAGTCACCTTTAAATTGACCTTGTATTCCTGTTGACAAGGAACTTTTTCTATAATCAAGTTCATCTATAACCCATTGTTCAAATGGACCTGCTTCCCATGGTCTTTCTTTTGACATATTAAGAATTTATTAATGTAAAATTTTGTAAAATTGTTTGTATATCTGTTGGTATTCTTAACTGTTTGTTTATATCCAAACTAAGTTTACCTTTACCTAAATTGTTTGCAACTGCAATTATCCACCATAAACTCACATCCTTATAATATCTATAAGCTATTTGGTCAATATAATCATTATCAGATACAGTAATATAAATATCACTAGGAGATTCTGGTATAGATGGATACAATAAAGTTTTATATACCCTTTTTCCATCCCATCTCTTATCTATTGTTGTATAGTCATATCTATTCATATTATAAAATTTTGCCTTGTTTATTTTTATGGATTATTCACATATAATCCATAACTAAATTTACCAAAATTAAATGCATCTCCAAAATTATTCACTCCAACTTTTGGCATTTCTTTTTCAAGAATGTTTGCATCTATATTTATGTCAACTTCTCTTGGAAATTGTGCCAGAGTTACATCACCGTTTGTTTTTAATCTTCCATTCAAATACTCAAATATATCAGTACTATCAGAAATAGTTTCCCAAGTTGCGTTATCAGGAATTGTCATACCAATACTGTTAATTACAACCGGTTGATCTTTATAGATATCACCAATTGTAACCATAACTAACGGAGGAACAATAAATCCATTCTTATAATTTGTTGGTTTTGATAAACCCATCAAATAATTGATTCTTTGCCACATTGGTAACATTTCTTGTACGCTCATAGCAACTACAGTGAAACCAAATGAAAGTGCTCTGGTAAATCCTTTATAGTTATAAACTTTGTCAGCATTTCCTACATATTGAAAATCATCCCAAGTTGATACTGATCTTTCTGAGATATTCTTTACTGTTGCTCTAAATGGTATATATTTTTGATTGTAGACATCATAAAAATAAAACTTAATCAAATCTTTGTTGATGAAACTATTAGTATCTGTTTGTACATTTAATACATTAATTAAATCGCTCTTATTAACACCAGCAAATCCTTTACCATCAGGTTCATCTAATAAATCTACTTTTCTATAATTTCTGTATTTTGCAAGATAACTTAAAGTATTTTTCTTAACATCTACATCACTATCAATTACACGTCTTACATTCTTTAAATCAGTTGGAGGAACAAACGTATAATTTGATAATATACCCTTAAGTGCTTGATTTTGAGTATTTGCAAAATCTATTTGGTGTTTACCAAACAATGTCTTTCCGTCTATAAAAGTGGTAGGATATTGCTTTTCTTCATCAATTACATATTTTGATTCAAACGTTTCTTTAATATTGCTTCTAATAGGATCTTCTGTTGTATCAACTATTTCATTTTCATATCCTATTGTTTGACCATTTGGATCAATCACATATCTTTCATCATATCCTTGACCGGAAGGATTGTGACTTATTTGATCTAATTGTTCTCTAGTATAGATATTATCCCTAAATAGATTATTATCCAATGAAGTTAACTTGGTTGGATATGATATCTCAGTAAAGTTTGGATCAATATAATCCTTATATTGATTGGTAATAATTGGTGATTTTTCAACCGGTTTACCTTTTGTATCTAGTATTCCAGTATCTTTTATATATCCACCGTCTTCAATTACATATCCGTTTTTATAAGGATCGTGTACAATACTATCAATTTTTCTAATTGATTTTAACTTGGTTGGATAATTGTTATTTGTTAAATAATCATTATACAAAAATAACATATCTGATACTTCATATCCCGGAATTGAAGATTCAATTCCTGAAAAATATGTTTTATTACTTGCACCAAAAAAAACAACTCCATCACTAAGTTTATATGAATTTGTATCAATATAAAGACTTTGTGCGCTATATTTTAAAATAGAACTATTATATTGACCCACATATCTTGAATATTTATCATAAGTAGGAGTTCCTTCCAAATCTCTATCATCAGGTGAAAATCTTTGAACTACACCCAAAGTACCATAGGTATTATCTCCGCTCTTATTAAATGAAACAATTCTTTTATTATTAATCATCAAACTATATGTTTGATCATCACCTTTATATGTTGTTCCTGTAGGTTGACCTATAGTAAAAAATGCGCCAAACAAAGTACTACTTTTAAAATAGTTTCCAATACTTTGAAGAAATCCAGGTCTACGTGGACTACTCAAATATGAATAGTTTTGACCACTATATGCAGATGTAGCAGTTGCACCTCTTGTTAATCCCTTACCGTCACCAGGATTTATTATTGAAAGTGGTTTGTCTAATGGTCCTTGAAACACTCCACCAAGACCACCACCTTTACCCGGAGCAGTACCTCTTGGAGGAGGATTTGGTGGATTGAATCCAAACGCACTTGCAACACCTTTTACACCTAAAGCACCAAGTACACCACCCAAATTTGGTTCAATGTGTCTTAACGGTCTATCTAAAATACCAAATGTTGCAACTCTTGTAGCTGCTTGAATTGGCATCAAAGGATTGTATATCTTTGTTTCATTAAAAGGTTGATATCCTTGTAGATATACTTGTTTTAATAAAAATTTAATACCAGGATTTGATGCAGAATATTTTGTTACTCTAACAACGTCAATTGCAGCAGAAGGTTGAAATGGTGCATACTTAAGAGTAGAATTAATACCTTTATTTGCATCATTGATATTTGTTACAATATAAGGTTGATTTGCACCAAAAAATCCACCAGATTCTCCTTCTGGATAAGGGCTGTACTTACTATATAAAATACTACTGTTTGGTGTAAACAATGTACTTAATTTATTTGGATCTCTTTCATTTACAGTAAGAGGCAAAACCAAACCTGCACCTTGTATTTGTGCATTTGTTGTTGTTTCTGGATTATTTAAGTTGGTGGAATTTGCCATATAATTATGTTAAACTTGATTGCATTGCTATACCACCTGTATCTTGTCTAAACCCTACATTTTTAGAAAGACCAGTTACCATTTTTTGACCATCCAAATAAACGTTGAGTGATATATTATTCATACCTTCTTTAATACCTTGTTTTACTGCATCAATCATTGTAGTTGAATTTGTTGTTGGTGTATTAGTTGTTTGAACATTTGTTTGTACAGGTGATATTACAGGTGTATTAGTTAGTACAGTTGGTACATTAGTTGTATTAACTGCATTTGTAGGCAAAGTAAGTTGAGGTATTCCTTTAAAAGTAGAAATAGAATTTAATGATGTTGCAAGAGATTGCATTGCACTAACAATAGATTGTAATCTGCTTAAATCAAAATCACGTATAGAACTATTGATAGCAGCAAATACACCAGCTAATTTAACTGAATCTATAATAGATACGTTTTGACCAAAATCTTTTAATGCATTAACCGCAATCTTAAGACCTTCTCCAACGTTTTTTAATCCATCACCAAAAAGTTTCATTCCATATCCAACTCCAATTACTGCACCAGATAAAAGAATTATTGCGCCAGCAAATAATCCAATTACTCCTGCAGCAGGCACTATTACTTCTGACATAGAAGCAATTGCTAAAGATGTTAATCCAATTAATCCTGCCAACGCTAACAGTCCTAATCCTACATCTTCAATTTTAATGTCATTGAACTGTTTCAATCCATATGATAATAAAACAAATGCACCAGCAATTGCTAGGATTGCACCTCCTAAAGCATAAATTTCAGCAGCTGCAAGTCCTCCGGTTAATCCTGCCAATCCACTCAATCCGGATGCTCTTCTGGCAGTTGCAAGTTCTAATTCAGCAGCAGCAGTAGCTTGTACAGCTGCTGCCTGTGCAACTTGCGCTTCCGTTGCAAGAACTGTTTGAGCTGTTGCAGCAACTGATGCGTTCTTTATTAGATTCATTATGAGTCTCAAATCCGTGAATAAAGCTTTAAATATTTGGACGGATTTTATGATAGAATATATCGTCAATCCAAGAGTAACAAACCCAATAACAATTTTTCCGCCAGTAGAATCAAGTTCATTTAAAATCCAATTAATTGCGGATAAAGTCTTTTCAATTCCTGGCAAAATCCAACTAGAAATACTTAAAAATAATCCTTTGATTCTTGCGGTAATTTCTTCTGTTTCTTTTAAATTAACTAAATCTTTTACTCTTTGTTCTTGTGCTGCTGCGGTGTTTTCTAATATACCTCCACTTTGTTCTTTTAGTTGTTTGTACTGTTGAACCAATTTTTTCCCTTCTTCTGTACCATTCATTTCTACTGCGGCCAAATCTTCTCTAATTTGAAGTTGTTTTTGTAAATCAGTCAAAGACAATCCGGTTGCCTTTGCAATAAGTTCTTTTTGGAATATGTCCAATTTATTGAAGTCACCTATATTCTTTACAACTTTAAAAATTTCATCATATCCTTCTTGAATTTTGCCAGTATAAAATAGTTCTCTAGCTTTTTGAAAACTGATATTAGATCCTAATACTACACTTGCTTCAATTTCATCTGTTATACTTTCTTGGAAATCCAACATCTTTCTTCCAATTTCAGCTACTTTTTCCAAATCAGTGCCCAATCTTCTTGCATATACTGCAGATTTTACTAATTGTTCCGCACCACCTTTAATCATTCCTCTAGCTTTATCACCTGCTTTTGCAACATCATCCATTACTTTTGCAAGAGGTACACCAGCTGCTTTTGATAAAGCAGAAGCAAAGTATACTACTTTAGTTGCTTTAACCATGTCAATCTTACCAAATGACATCAATGTCATCACACCATCAACTAATTCTT